AGTAAAATAGTCGCTGAGATGCAAGCTATCGCTGAGATGCAGGTTGAGGCAGGTAAATTCCTTACTGGCATCCAGACAGCCATACAAGGCCCCTCAGAAGAGTTTTCTGAGAACATGCTTAAGGTTTCTCAGGCTATCACTAATAGTGACACAGCGACACAAAGCATGAAGGACCAGCTGCACCTACTCTTGACTGAGTCGGGTATGCTTGCAGAGTTGCAGAAGGAAATGGCTGACCAGCATGAGGAAGCCTTAGAGAAACAGAAGGCTGGCCTTGAGATGATTGCTAAGGCTAAGGCCTTGGATGCAAAACTGTTGGCTGATGACAGGAAGAAAAGGGACGCAATAGCGGCAGAGGATCGGGCAGAGAACGTCAAGACCCTCGCTGCTATGGAGATAGCCCTCTTCAAGGAGAATGCTGCCTACGTCAAGAGTGAGAGAGAGCTTGATGCTGCTGGTGACTTGGCTATCCTAGAGAACCAAGTTGCACGCGAGAAAGAGCTTATGGCTGAGAACGCTTCCTATGAACGGGAGCAAGCTGCTATTCGTCAACGTGAGACTGAAGAGTTAACCCAGCAGATGGAACAAATGGCTGAGAGGCTTGCCATTCCGTTTGAGCGGGTGATCGCTTTGATTCAGCAAGCTAAGGCTGAGGCTCAGGTTAGCATGGATGCCTTTGGTGGTGATGGTGCCTTCAAGTATGGTGGTAACTCTAAGTTCAACGGAGAGGCTGAATACGACAGACGTGAGGCAGATGCTAAACGTGCTGCTGCTGCTGACGCTAGGGCTGCTGCTGCTGCCCAGAGGAAGTCTGACTCAGCTGCTAAGTCTGCTGCTAATGAAGCTAAGGCACTAAAGAAACAGGCTGAAGCAATGAACCGCAACGCGGATGCTACAGCTAAGTACAAGTATGAGTACGAGAAGCTAGAGAAGTTGCGTGGCAATGGACTGACTGAGAAGGCATTTGCTAAGGAAGTTGAGAAGCTGAACGAGCAACTGGCTAACTCTGACCCAGTACTCAAGACATTCACTGACTCATTCAAGGAGTTTCTGAACACTGGCGCGACTGACTTTAAGAAGTTCTCTGATAGTATTCTTGACATGCTTAAGAATATGCTCACTGATATGATCGTCATGACCACTAGAAACAAGATCATGATTTCCATGGGGCTGGGTGGAGACACCTTTAAGAAGGCTGCTGGTAGTGGTCACGTAACTGGTGTCGGTTCACAAGCTGCTGGCGGTAAGTTCGGTAAGCACCTTGGCGGGTTCGGTGGTGGCGGTAAAGCTGGCACTGGTCTCTTGGGTGGCTTCGGTGCTGCTGGTAAGGGTGCTATGGCTGGGTTCTCCAAGGGTGGACTAGCTGGCGGCATCGGTGGCTTCTTTAATGTCGGTGGCAATGCAGCTGCAGCTGGTGGTGGCGTTATGGCTACTATCGGTGCTGCCGCTGCCCCTCTGCTGGCTATCGGTGCTGCGATTAGCTTCTTTAGCTCTAAGACTAAGGAACTTGACAGTGGCCTCAAGGCTACTATCACTAACGTAGACGCCACAGTGAGTAGCTTTAAGCGTATGCAGAAGTCTCGGTTTTGGGGACTGTCCAAGAAGAAATACGGTGTCGAGACACAGATGTCTGAGGATGACGCTGCACCGCTAATTAACTCCATACGGGCCATCCAGACTAGCGTGAGAGAAGCTGCCGATTCCTTCGGTATGGCTGGTCACATCTTTGACAACTTCTCGTATGAGTTTAAGTTGTCCCTTAAGGGTCTCTCCGATGAAGTTAAGGCTGAGAAGGTCGCTGAGGAACTAGTTAAGATGGGCGATAGCTTTGCCTCACTGACTGGTCACTTCAAGACACTGAATGAGCTCATGGAAGCTGCTAGCGAGCGTATGGCGATACAGACCCGCTTAGATGAACTTCTGGGCAACAGTCAGGCTATGATTGCACGTCAACGTAAGGAGGAGATCGCTGGCCTACATGAGCTAAACAAACCCCTCGCACAACTGGTTTACAACCTAGAGGATGCTCAGGATGCCGTAGCTAACGCCTTTGATGGTTTGGCTAGGGCCATAGAGGCTGAACGCGATAGCATCACTGCGTCTTTCGACGGTCTGCTGGACGGTCTTAAGACACGCCTTGAGGCTGCTAACGAGGTTATGAAGCGCTCCGAGTCAATCGTTAATTTACTTGAAGGGGCCTTACGTGGTCGTTCAGTAACTCAGGGTGTACAGCAAGCATTCTCCAGAAGAGAAGGTGCTCTTAACTTTATCAAGGGCGGTAACTTTGAAGACGAAGAGATGCTTAAGGATGCACTCTCTGTTGTCAGTGAGCCTACAGAGGGTCTCTATGGTACCTTCGTTGACTATGCCCGCGAGTTTGGTCAGACTAGTGCAGTCCTACGTGACTCAAAGGAAGTTGCTGAGATACAGCTATCCGCTGCTGAACAGGCCGTACTGGTACTTGAGCAACAGATAGAGACTGCTAATACAAACCACGATGCTACCCTTGCCAAACTTGATGAGCGCTACGCTCAGGCTGAGAGAGAGTACAATGCTCTGCTGGGTATAGACGACTCCGTTAAGAGCGTGGAGGGTGCCTTAGGTGACCTCTCAACGGCTATGCGGGAGATGGCGGCGGCTCAAGCTGCTGCTAAGTCTGCTGCTGCTGCCTCTAAGGGCTTCGGTGGTGGTGCTGGTAACGGTAATGCATCCTCGGGTGTACGTGCTGCTAGCTCTGGTGGTCAGGCAGTTCTCGACAAACTTGGTCAGTCGGGTGTCGCTAACCGTGCTAGTGATGGTGCTATGTTCAAGAGAATCCTGATCAAGAACTCTCAACAGCTTCTGTCTGTTGCTGGTGATCTGGGTGTCAAGACCGCTGGTAAAACTGGTGCTCAAATACAACAGTTGATATCCAATGCAGCTAACCTTGGTGTTGGCATGGATACAAACACTCGCGCCCTACAGTTTGCTACGGGTGGTAGCTTCGGTGGTGGTTTGCGGATGGTTGGTGAGCGTGGTCCTGAGCTTGAGGCTACTGGTGCATCACGTATCTTCTCAAACAAAGACACAGCTAAGATGTTTAAGAACCCTGAGCTTGTCGAGGAGATCAAATCATTGCGGTCTGAGGTTGCTGGACTACGTAGCGACACTAGACAAATGCAAGCTAGCAACTCCAAGTACGTCAAGAGGAACTATGAGATCAACCGTAAGTGGGATGTAGAAGGCCTTCCAGAGCAAAGGACGTAGTAGACTATGCAGATCATTAAGCCTGTAACGGTAACCGACGCTATACTAAGCAACAGTAACGTACCAGAGAATGACCACGCTGAGTGGGATATTGGTACAACCTACGCCTCTGGGGACAAGGTTATCTCTATAAGCACACACTCTATTTACGAAAGCCTTGTAGACGGTAATATTGGTAACGACCCAGATAATGATGATGGCACTAACTGGCTAAGGCTGGGTGCGACCAATCGTTGGAAGGCATTCGATCAGAAGATTGCCGATCAGGTCACGCGACAAAATGGAATAGAGTACGCGTTTAACAACTACAACTCAAACGTAACCAGTGTTGCTCTGTTTAACTTGGAGGGTATTTCAGCCCGTGTTACCGTGACAGACCCTGTTACCCCTTTTACCACATACTATGACAATACAATTTCGCTGGTAGACAACAGGAATATTGTTGACTGGTTTTCGTACTTCTTTGAGGAGCAAGTGCAAAAAGAAACTGCACAGTTCATAGACATCCCACCCTACAGAAACGCTACCGTCACAGTTGAGGTTGTAGCTGCCGCTGGTGTGGATGCTAAACTTGGGCAGATTGTGTTTGGTTACCTGAGTGACATCGGTGCAACTACATACGGAACCTCAATCAGCATCGAAGACTTCTCACGTAAGGAAGTTGATGCGTTTGGTAACTTCGTTGTTGTACAGAGGGCCTTCTCTCAGTTAGCTGACTTTGATGTTCAGTTTGAGACAGGCAACGCTAGACGAATACAGAGGACACTGGCTGATCTCAGGGCCACCCCAGTTGTCTATATTGGCTCACCCGACACGTCCTACGGCACAACCATCTATGGCTTCTACCGTAGGTTTGACCTAACACTAGAATCCCCATCCCTATCATTTGGCGCTATTGAAGTAGAAGGATTAACTTAATATGGCATACGTACCAATAACACAGCTACCCGATGCACCTAGTAGACAGGACCCGACAAACTTCGCCACTGAGGCTGACGCTTTCTTGGGTGCACTGCCAGCCTTCGGCACTCAGACTAACACCGCTGGTGCATACTTCGACTCACAGACTGGCATAGCTGAGACACAGGCCACTATAGCCACCGAAGCTGCTGGTACTGCCTCTGCCGCTGCTACAGCTGCTACAGCCGCCTCCTCTGCTACTGTGTGGGTCTCGGGCACTGACTACGTCCCCGGTGATGGTGTCTACTCTCCCATTACATTCTTTACGTACCGTTCCCGGTCTACCTTTAATAGTATAGTAGACCCATCAGTAGATAATACTAATTGGGTTCTAATTGGGGCTGGTAGTGCTAACCTCTTTTCCACGAATAATATTACAGCCACTTTTGACGGTCAAACAGACTTTGCCGCTAACTACACTGTCGGCGCTGTTATCGTAAGTTTTTTTGGCTCTATCCTACAGGATACAGTTGACTACACAGCTACCAACGGAACTACCATTGTCCTTACACAGGCTGCTTTTACAGGTGACGTTGTAAGTGTTATCAGCTTCCCTACCTTTTCTGTCGCTGACACTCTCCCACTTTCGGGAGGTACGGTCACTGGACCTTTTGGTGCGGCTTCTGCTAACTTCACTGGTGCCGTAACTACAAATAGCCTATCCGCTACGACCAGTCTCTCAGGTGCTTCCCTTGCAGTTGATGGGGGCAGTGTATCGGGTGAGTTTATAGCTACGAGCTACAATGAACAAGCTGTCACTTTAACTGCGGGTGGTACAGTAGACATTGACAGTGAAACGGGTAACGTATTCGGTCTTACAACTAACCAAAGTACAACCTTCACCTTTAGTAACCCACCCGCTACAGGCACAGCGTATGGCTTCATGCTACACCTTACTGCTGGTGGCACACACACAATCACATACCCCGCTAGTGTAGAGTTTTCTGAGGGTACAGCCCCAGATGCACCTAGTACTGGCAATACAAACGTACTGGTCTTTAGTACGTCAGATGGCGGTAATACATGGTATGGCTTCCAGGCGGGTCTGGATATGTCATGAGTGTAATCAGTAAACTAATTACTATGGGGGCCTCAGGTGGGTCCTCATACGAGGCTTACGGGGTTGACTGGAATAACGGCGGCTTCATTCAGAAGACCTCAGCACTTAGGGCAAACGGTGGTGCCTTCACCATGTCAACTTGGTTTTTCTATGATGTAACATCTTCTGGTGGATACCTGTATCAACACCAGATTAACGGGCAATTCGGTGGGGTGTATGACTGTCTTGAGTTTAGGACAGCTGCTGGTGGCGACATAAACTTCTCTATCACTAATCACGGTGGTAGCCGCCTCATGACATGTAACACCGCTGCTGGAGTTGCTGACAGGGGGTCATGGAACCACTGTGTAACAAGCTGGAATGGAACTAGCGGTAAGTTTTTTGTCAATGGTGTCGATCAGACTAACGCCACTTTCACAAATGGCACATTCCCTTGGACCTCTGGCCTACGTCAGTACAGGGTCGGTGGCTCTTCTGGCTCCACCATGTTCAATGGTGCTATGGCTGAGTTTTACCTAGATGATACATACATTGACTTGACACAGGCAAGTAACCGGAGTAAGTTCTACAGCGGTCAGAACCTCCCGGTTGATCTTGGGGCTGATGGGTCTAAGCCAACTGGTGCACAACCTATGGTCTACTTTAAGTTAAACTGGGGCAATGGTATCCCCAATCTGGGTAATAACCTTGGTTCAACTGGTAACTGGACAGTTAGTGCTGGTGCTTCTACCGACGGTGGCCTAGTAACAGCGTTCTTATAATAGGATACAAAAGATGCAAGCTAAGATTACAAACGGACAAGTAGATACATTCCCCTATTCCGTAGGGGCACTACGCCGTGATAACCCAAATACATCATTCCCTAAGGTACTCAGCCCAGAGATGCTAGAGGAGTATGGTATTGTTGATGTTACTGAAATGTACCCACCAACATTTGATGCCAAAAGTGAACGGTTAGAGATGGACGCGGAACCCACTTTCAGTGACCATTACTGGCAAGTCGGGTGGCACACTGTAGAGTTGTCTGAGTACGAAGTCTACGACAACAACTGGAAGGTCGAAGAGGATAATCGCAACCTCCGTAACCTACTACTAACACAGTCGGATTGGACGCAAGTCGAAGATGCCCCCGTGAATAAAGAGGAGTGGGCGCTTTACAGACAAGAGTTGCGTGACCTTACGTACTCAGAACAGTGGCCTCACATTGACGAATGGTCATGGCCCTCAGAACCCTTACGCTAGGAGAGACTAATATGTACCAACTTGGATCAAGAAGCCTAGAGAACCTATCTGGTGTACACCCTGATATGGTCGCTGTAATCAAGAGAGCCATTGAGATCACTGGAGTTGACTTCACAGTGATTGAAGGCCTACGTAGTGTAGAGAGGCAGCGTAAGCTACTCAACGATGGTAAGTCAACTACGATGAACTCACGACACATCACAGGCCATGCTGTAGACATGGTCCCCTACCCTGTAGACTGGAATGACATCCCACGCTTTGAGACTATGGCTACCGCCATGAAGACAGCGGCGAATGAACTCAACATTCCCTTGGTATGGGGTGGCGACTGGAAGAGTTTCTACGATGCACCACACTTTGAATTGGATCGAAAGAAGTATGTCTAAGGAAAACCCAGCGGGTACTCACAACCCACGACCATCAGCTATTAACCATGCAATGTGGTTGATCGTAGTGGCTGGTCTTACTATTGAGTTAGCTCATGATAGTAGCATCTCTGTTTGGTTCTCCCTGCTGTGGCTTGGTGTGGGCGTAGGTATGATCCCCTTAGCCATGAAGGGTACTATCACTGCACTACGTAACCTGTTGATGGCTGATGCTATGCTTGCGTTGACTATCTTCTCATACTTTATGATAGAGGGTCCCGGCATTATGTTTGCTATGGGCATCCTAGTTGGTCAGATCGCCTTCGCTGTTTACCTAGCTTACTTAACTAACCGCCAAATACTAGAGTACAAAAGGCTGGAGATATTGCACAATGAACCTTGATGACCTCACCCCCGTACTAATAGCTTTAATCGGTGGGACTGGCCTTTGGGGCTGGCTCTCCATAAAGTCAAAACAGAGCCACGAGTTGAAGCTGCAAGAGAAAGACACATCTGGAGAATTTAAGGAGAATTTAATGGAACGTATTAAAGTAGTCTCCTCTGAGAATAAGACCCTTCACGCGAAGGTAGAGGAACTACAGCAGAAGTTAATGGAAGTCTCTATAGCACTTGCAGCTAGCCAAGAGAAGATCAAGCACCTAGAGAGTGAAGTTCACCTCTATCAAATCAAACAGCAAGCTAAGGATTAAACTATGTCAAACAGAGTAAGCATGGAATTCGGCCGAATGGGCTACGAGTCACTAGAGGGTAGACAGGATACTGCTGGCAACAGTTTTATGATGGTAAGTCCAGAACTGAGAACAACTTCATTTGATGAGCAACCATACGATCCAAGTCAGGAACACATTAATCCCTCTAAATTAGAGTTGGAACGTCGGGGTATCTATACTGCTGACGCACCTAGGGATGGCAAAATTAGAAAGGGGCTACTTCAGCTTACGCAAGACCCAGAGCACGTAACTGAGTATCTTTTTGGAGCGAAGAAGACTAATAGGCTTATCAATAATGGCTTCGGTTACGTTATAGAGGGTAGACTAAACCCTTCCCATGAATGGGTTGAAACCCACACCATTATGGAGCCTTGGGAGCGTTTTACGCAGACTAGGGAACACAGCGACCCAGAATCTTTATATAGAACTCGTATGCAAACGGTGGACCTCTTCCCCGAAATGCGGGTTAAAGTCAAATGCCACCCATCGGGTCGGGGTAGTCTTCAGTGGTTGTATGGCGTCGGTCGGTCCGAGCCGAGATCGATAATTAGAATTACTTTAATCTACTAGTCTAAGGTCGTGATTGTGAAAAGGCCAGACAAAGACCTCTCTTGGTACGTCAAGTGGACTGCCGCCTTGGGCCTACTAGCCAGCCTAGCCATAAGAGGCTACGGTGAGGAAGGGCAGTACTACATAGCTGACAACCTGTTTAACTTCATTGGGGTCTTTGGCTGGCTTTTGGTTGGACTACTATGGCGTGACAAGAGTATTATACTGTCTCAGTTCGTGGGGACAGTTATGTTAATCTATGTATTGTATGAGGCGATGTAATGAAGATGACACCAGAAATGTTAGACAGATGGAGAATACTCCCAAGGCTTATCCTTGCAATGTACGGACTATCCTTCTACCAGACGACACAGTGGTTTATGGGTCTCCCTGATCCATCTAATGCCCAATCGGGGTTCGTATCAGTAATGGTCGGTGCAGGGGCTGGCTTCTTTGGGATTTACGTCAATGGCAAACAAACAAACTCTCCTATCAAGCCTACTGCTGCTGTTATTTCTAAGTAGCTGTAGCCAGATAGCCTCTCTAATTCCCATGGGGGGTGGCACTAACGTAGCCGCCAATACTCAGATAGGCAAAGAGAACACACAGAACGTGGGGCTAAACTCTTCCATTCGACCACAGTTAAGGGTGGAAGCACCTGTCGAGACTGTGGTACAGGACACCAGTACAACCAAGAACACAACGATTGACCCACTTATGTTGATCCTCTTAGTCCTCGGTTGGCTGGCTCCCTCACCTAACGAGATGGCTAGGGGTGTTCGTAACCTCTTCAGACGTAGGTAGCTCCTCTCCCATTACTCGGGGAAATAGAGATTACCCTTAAATACATACAGAAAAGCCTCCCTAGTTTTCACTGGGGAGGCTTCTTTGATTCTAGTCTTGCTCTTCTTTGAGTGATACTGTTGCCATACAAAGCCCCAGACCCTCATAGATTGTCTCTATCTCCATCTTGATCTTACCTACCTGATAAGTGCTCCACAGAGATATAAATATGTTAGCTAATATAATTCCCTCGTACAGTGTCATGTTACATTCCCTCCCGAATAAATACCTTAACCCACTCAGCGCAGATACCACTTCGCACGATGTCCTCAACGCCAAACTCCACTACAGGTACATCAAGCATGTGCTTCTTAGATAGGTGAATGATCTTTGCAAGACCAGACGTGCCCTTAAGGTCAGACTGCTGTATGTCCCCGTTTAGTACGATAGTGCTTCCTTCCCCCACCCTTGTTAAGATCATCTGTATCTCAGGTATCTCAATGTTCTGGGCTTCGTCTACAATAATAAAGGCACCATCAAAGCTACGACCACGCATGAGAGCTAGGGTTGCTATCTCAATGTTGCCAGACTTCAGTGCGGTGTCCACTGTACCCCTCCCTAGGTGCTTAACTAAAACATCTAGTACGGGTAGTGCCCACGGTTGCGCCTTCTCTTCTAGTGTACCCGGTAGAAAGCCTATGTCCTTGCCTACGGCTACGTGAGGCCTTGTGATAACGATCTTATCAATCTGCTTAAGTGTGTACAGATCAGCGGCACATGTTGCTGTGACATACGTCTTACCTGTGCCAGCGGGTCCAAGGATCATAACCTGATTGCTACTGGCTATAGCGTCGATCAGTCTACCCTGATTAACTGTCTTGGGTACTATGCCAGATGTCTCCTTTTTCGCTGCACCCTTGTAGTTAGTCTTGCGTCGAGTCTTCTTTGGCTTATCATCGGTCACGTGCACCTCCATTAAGTTATTTGAGCAGTTTAAACACATGCTCAGGTGGTCGGGTTACACTAAGTCAACTAGTTCGCATGTATCACCGCTACAGGCTAGCGTCTGACTACCAGAAGTGTTGTCCTCCTGTTCGTAGTCTGAGAGCTCTCCCCAATTGATCTCATTGGGCATAAGGGATGCCAACTCAGTGTACTCTTCCTCAGTACATTCTTGGTACGGTGCCTGTTGATACGTATGTTCGTCGTAGGGTAGGAACGACACCCCAGACATTTCATCGAAGTTCTTGTAGACAAATGCACCTACCTCAAACCATTCGTCAGAACGGACGTTGATAGTTACAGATGGCTTATGCTCACAGAAGTGTCTCTGATACATTAGCCAAGTCTCCAGTTGGTCGATGGCAGTCATGTCAGATGTACACACGGCTCCCTCAGGGGCTTTCTGTGGGAAGCTAAACACCACTGTAGTGTCAGGCTTTCTCACACATGGCTCATTAGGAATGCCACGATCCTTGAGGAAGTTAGTCAGAGGGTCCTTGACGTCACCCCGTACAGTCCGAATGTAGTAAGGAGAGTGCCGTGCATGAATCCCGCTACTGGAATTTACCAGTTGTGATACGGTTCCTGACGGTTTTACGCAAGTTATAGCAGCGGCAACAGGGATACCAAGGAGCTCTGCCCACTCAGCATTTACCTCTACGGCAACAGCCTTTAGTCTCTCCAGTGTCTTAGCTAACCCAGAGTTCTTGATGGTCATTAGCGGGTTGTCCATAATACCTGTCAGGCTAACCCCCAACAGACGTTCCTCTTCTGTGTTAGTCTTCCACTCCTTAGACAGGTACGGAAAGTGAGTGTAAGTACTCTGGATAGTACCCAAGATGGTAGCGAGCTTTACCTTACGCTCTAGGTCATCTATGGTGTCCGTAGCACGTACTACACACTCCGTTAAATTACAGAATTGCGAATCGCGTAAAATTATCTCGCTGCATGGATTCGTACCGAAGTCAACATCTGATTTACGACGCCCATTTTTTGCTGCCTGTCTCTTAGAAGCCTCACGGTTAAAGATACCTCGTTCACCACTCCCACTTTCCACTAGTGCTTGCCACTCACGCATGAATGCAACACTGTCTGGCTTCTCTGTATAACAAACAGAGTTGTTAGCAAGAGCACGCTGTGGGTTGTTCTCCCACCATGAGCCAGACTTAGCGTGACGCATACGATCATCTGATAGGTTGCTTAATGATATCGTCGCGGAGCGTCTCACGCCCCCTACGACCACCACTTCGCCAATCTTACACATGATGTCGTGACACTCAATAGAAGAGAGCTTACGACCAGCTGCATTCTTGAAGGTGTGACACACGAAGTTAAACAAGTCGATCAATGGCGCTGGGCCACTAGCACGACCACCAAAGGTCTTAAGTCGGGCACCAGCTGGACGAACCTTAGATGTATCCCACTTAGGTACCTCACCACTGTACAGGAGAGCAATGACTTGACGTAGGGACTTAGCCCAGCCTTCCTTACTATCCTTGACCACAACTGTAGTCTCACTCTCGTACAGTGCATCTGGTACCTCTGGCAGGTTACTGATGTACTGACGTTCAACAGAGAACCCAACCCCTGTACCACACAGCAAGATAAACATGGCTTGATCAAAGCTCTTGATGTTCTTGATTGCTAGGTAGGAGCAGTTATACATTGCGGTATTATCACGGAGGGCTGCTGGGCCAGCTGTCATTAATGACCTCATACTTGGGCAAACCTCCAGTGAAAGGATAGCTTGCTCTAGCTGGTCGATGTAGCTGTTTTCCCCAGCCACAGGGCGCACGATGTTATCCATGTAACGTGCCACTGTCTCACTGTAGGACTCCCGTCCCTTGTTGTCGAAGTACTTAGCGTATCGTGACTTGTGGATAAACTCTTGGTAGTATGTTGGTAGTTGATTACTGCTCATTTGCCACGTCCCCGCATTGTTTTATCTTCCTCTAGCCAGACCATTCGATCTATGTCTTCTCGGCTTAGTCCTATGTCTTTTAACTCCCTGTCGGAGAGAGTGTTTAGTATCTTGATGGCACGCCTATGATCTGACCACAGCACGCAGTACCTCATAAACCTTACGAAGATGTTGTTGACCCACTTATCTTTCACCGATTATCTCCATTTCCACTGAGGACCCCACGTCGTTCCCGATCATTTAATTTATCCATGTTGGTTTCCATAACCTCTGGCAGGTTACTGTAGAAATAGTTAGCTAAGGCTGTAGTGTAGAATAGGACATCACCTAGCTCCTTGATGATCTCCTTTTGGTTTACCTTAGCATCGTCACGCAGATACTTCTTGACCTTCTCTGCTACCTCGCCAGCCTCCCCGACAAGGCCTAGGGCATTTTCCACTAGACGGGTATTACCCTCTGTAGTTACCTTACCCTCGACCCAATAAGAGTACTCCATTGGAGTTGCGTTAACAATGCTGAAAGCATCTATATCTTCTTGCGTAATCATAGTGTCCTCCCATAGAACTCTGTTTGTTTTTTAGGGTCTCTTGCTATATCGAATAGGTACCAAGCGCAGTTGTCTTTACCTACGCTCTTGCTATCTTCAATCCATTTGACCCTACCTATGCTAACTACCTTAACGCAGTACGTCATTAAGATAGATGATTGTTTAGTGTGCATCCAGTCAGCGTCAAACAATACCCATGTAGGGCACATCTGCATCCACCTCTCAAGAAACGGGTGCAGTATCTTTCTGTCCCACGGCGGGTTGGTGATACAGAAGTCGATGTCAAAACCAAAGACATCAATCTCAAGTGCATTCTCCTCTGCAATACCCTCAGCCCTAGGCTCGACATCAGAGGCAAACACACACTCACCATGACCTTCCGTCAGCGTGTCTATGTGAGTTATCAACCTCCCATCACCAGCACAAGGCTCTATGTAGTCAAACGTATAGGGCAAGTGCGGGATCAGGGGCTCAACGGCTGCTAGGGGCGT